CCTCAATGGTTCGCAGTAGCACACAGCAACATTGTAAGCGCAGGCACTCTTTACTTTGACATTCCTGTCACAGACATTTTTTATGTTGGACAGACAGTAACAATCGCTAATTCAGGCACTAAGTACAACGGATCTAAAACAATCACAGCAGTCGGAGAATACTCATTCGACATAGCAACTACTCACACAGTTGCACAGCCTAAGCATCCTATTGAGCCTTTTGGCACAGTAACAGCTGAGACTTACACAGACTGGACAACAGACACAGCAGTACAGAACGCAGCTTTGATGATCGCTGTTGAAATCTGGCAAGCGCGTACAGCCACCCTTTCAGGCAGTAACGCAGTCGATTTCCAGCCCTCACCTTATCGAATGAGCGCACAGCTAATCGCTAAGGTAAGAGGATTGATCGCGCATGCACTTGCGCCTACATCGATGGTGGGCTAATGCCTCCAGTAGCGATAACGACACTTCGTACCACTCTAGCAACTGCGTTAGTAGATAATGCTAAGTGGCAGACTTTTGCTTTCCCACCTGCAACAGTTCTTGCTAATTCTGTAATTGTGTCTCCGGACGATCCATATTTGACACCGAATAACAATGGGCAGATCTCAGTAAGCCCTATGGCTAATTTTAAGATTATTATGACTGTGCCTCTGTTTGACAATGAAGGCAACCTTAACGGGATAGAAGATACTGTAGTTAGCGTGTTCGCTAAGTTAGCAGCCTCGTCTTTGGTCTATAATGTAAGCACAATAAGCGCACCAAGTATTCTCAACGCTGCATCGGGAGACCTTTTAAGCTGCGAGATGTCCGTATCAATCCTAACGAGTTGGAGTTAAGTATGTCCGATTGGGAAAAAGAGAACGAAGCCTTTCTGATCAAGATCGGACAGGTAGCACCAACAGCAGCACCTACACCTAAGCCAGTAACTAAGAAAGACGAGGAATAATCCGATGGCAGTTTATTTAGCAAACACTGGAGTTCTAACTGTTAATGCGGTAGATCTCTCAACATTAGTTACATCTGTAACTATCAACCGAGCATTTGATGAACTAGAAGTAACGGCTCTTGGCGATCAAGGTCATCGTTATATCAAGGGTCTAGAAGCCTCAAGTATCACTATCGACTTTATCAACGATGCAGCCACAGCCAAGACACTCCAGACACTAAATACTAACTGGGGTTCTAATGTAACTGTAACATTCAAGCAGACATCTGCTGCTGTTGCAGCTGACAATCCTTTGTACACAATGACATGCTTGATTAACAATATCACTCCAGCTAACGGAGATGTTGCAAGCCTATCTACTCAGAGTGTAACTTGGAATGTATCAGGTACTATTGCAGTAACAACATCATAAGAAACTAACAAAGGGGCAAAACCATGGCAAAACTAAAGATAGTTCGTACAGATGGAAGCGTACTAGAAGGCGACATTACTCCAGCAGTGGAGTACTCGTTCGAGCAGTACGCTAAAAAGGGCTTCCATAAGGCGTTTCGCGATGAAGAAAAGCAGAGCGATGTCTATTGGTTAGCATGGGAAGTAACACGCAGATCAGGTGAAACTGTTAAGCCTTTTGGGTTAGAGTTTATTGAGACACTTCAGAGTGTCGAGGTGCTTGACTCCGACCCTTTGTCTTAAAGCGCGATCTTCCGTTCACCTATCTAATCGCTAGGCTAAGCATTAGATTGGGAATCGCGCCACAACAATTACTGGAATTAGATAAGACTATGTTCGAGGCAATCGTGCAAGGTCTCAAAGATGAAGCAAAGGAGATCAGCGATGCCAGCAAGCGTAAAGGGCGGAATTGAACTCCGTAAAGCACTGCGTAACTTCACTCCAGAATTGGCAAAAGAAACTCAAAAAGAATTGGGTAAAATCTTAAAACCTATCACGAGTAAAGCCAGAGGCTATATTCCTTCAACCGCGCCTTTAAGTGGTTGGGCTGACAGTAATCAAAAAGGTTCTTGGAGCAAGCGTGTCTGGTCATCTTCTGAGGCTAAACGAGGTATTGGGTATAAGACCACACCTTCTAAGCCTAATCGTTCCGGCTTTCGATCATTGGTCAGAATAGTCAATGCTTCTGTCTCAGGTTCTATTTATGAAACTGCTGGTCGTAAAAACCCACAAGGTCAGCCGACTTTTACTGCTACTCGTTTCACGCCTGAAAATTATCGTGAAGATCGTAGAGAGTTTAATAAATCAAAAAATCCTTATGCTGGTCAACAGTTTATCGATGCCTTGAATCAAACAGGTAAGATCGTTGATGCTTATCAAAGAGCTGAAGGTCAAGCAGGTCGCGCTTCTCGTAAGATGAAGGGTCGCGCAATCTTTAGAGCTTTTGCAGAAGATCAAGGTAGAGCTACAGGAGCAGTAATTAAAGCTCTTGAAAACTCTAAAATCAATTTTGAGAAAATTGTGGCTAAAGGTGGCGGTAGCGGTATGTCAGTGGGAGGTCGATAATGGCAGCAGATGTAAAGATTGATATTGCTGCCGAGTTCACTGGCAAAAAGGCTTTTAAGCAAGCCGAGACAGCAACCGAGAAGATGACTAAGAATGTCAAGAAACTCGCAGGCACTCTTGGAGTGGCTTTCTCAGCAGGAGCTATAGTTCAATTCGGTAAGCAGTCAGTTCGTTCGTTTATTGATGCAGAGCGTGAAGCTACTGTTTTAGTCAACACAGTTAAGAACCTAGGTCTTGCATTTGATCAGCCAGTAATCGATGCTTACATCGATAGGATTGGCAGACTTTATGGCATAACTGGGGGTCAAGCAGTACCGGCAATGCAAGCCTTGCTCAGTGCTACAGGCTCAGCAACAAAAGCCCAAGATATATTTAACACTGCATTAGATGTATCTTCCTCATTGGGATTAGATGTTACCGATGTTGCTAAAGCACTTTCACAGGCTTATGTGGGAAACACAAAAGCCCTAAAGGGATATAACACAGGTCTTACTGCTGCTGAATTAGCATCAAGTGATTTTGCTACAATCCAAGCTAAGTTAAACAGTCTATTCGCTGGATCAGCAGTAGAGGCAGCCAAGACTTATTCAGGACAGCTTTTAATTTTAGCTGAGGCTGGAAACAAAGCCCAAGAAGTATTGGGCAAAGGAATCATTGACGCATTGATGATTCTGTCAGGCGATACGACTATTGAAGATCTAGCAGATACTATGCTTACTGCTGCTGAAAACGCAGCTGCATTAGCTACTAACCTTGCTAAACTTGCTAAAGTAATCACCACTCCATTAAATGCTGCTGCAAACTCATTATTGTGGTTCGTTAACAAAACGCAGGCATTAGCAGATTTAATCTTTGCAGCAGATCCTTCTGGCTTTATGGGCAAGCCAAAGCCAGCACCCAAAGCACCTAATAAAAATCCTTTAGGTACTTTTGTATTAAAAACACCTGAGATGTTAAAGCAGGATGCAGCGCGAGCAAAGGCAGAAAAAGAAGCTATAGCTCGTGCTAAAGCCCTTGCACTTCTGGTCAAAGACCAATCTGCTAACCAAGCAAAGATCTTAAAAGATAAAAAATTGGCTGCTGCCATTGATAAGGCTAATCTTGCACTTGGCAAGGGTGGCGAAATCTTTGACATGGAGAAGATTCAACTTGAAGCAGCTAGAATAAATCAGATTGATCAGTTAAAGAAAGTAACAAATCAAGCTCAACTTCTAGCGATTACTAACGACCTTGCTCGATTGCAGGTATTGAGAGATATCAAGGCTTTAGAAGATGCTATTGCTACAGGCGATATTAAAAAGATTGAAGCAGCGACAAAGAAACTAAACGAAGATCTTAAAGTCCTTGGTGCTTTGACAAATCAAAAGATTCAATTAGTAGAGATCAAAGACATTCTTAACGGGCTTGTTCCGAAGTCATTGATCGACATAGAGAACTTAACCAAGGCTATAGGTCTTTTGAACGGTTTAGTAGTTCCCAAGGGTGGAACTATTGACATCAAAATTACCGATGCGACAGCAGCAGCCTTGATGGCTGCAATTACAGCAGCAGCAGCAGCAGGTGCAGCAGCGACAAGCGCAGCAGCGGTAGCAGCACAGATATCAAAAGATGCAGCAGGTACGCTTG